ATTTTCTCCTTAGGGACTGCATAGGAAATCTTAGGTAAAATACATTCAAAGACAAAAGTAACGTAATTCTATATTTTAACTAAAAAATCAAGTAGAGAATGGCAGACAATATGCTACACAGTCCGGGAATTAAAATTACCGAGACAGACAAGAGCTTTGTTCCAGCTAGACCTCTTATTGCTGGTGCAGCTATCATAGGTCCTACACCTATTGGTCCTGCATATGCACCTACCGTTTGTACATCTTACGGAGACTACCAGAGGAGATTTGGTACGACCTTTATGATGAACAGGTATGCTGAAGGTTGGAAGGATGCTGCAGATCAAGCAGAAGCATCAGCTTCAGCACAGGTAGAGGAAAGCTACAAGCTATACTCCCGAGAAGGTGAAGGAACTGAGGAAAGTCCTTACACTTACACTGAGGTTGCTACCCTTGAACCAGGAAACTACTACAAGAGAAGTGGCGAAGGAACTGAGGAAAGTCCTTACGAGTATGCTGAGTACGAACTAACAGATGTAGAAGCTTACCAGAAGGAGTATTCATCAAGTCTTAGCGAGAGTAAATCAGCTGCACGAGAGGAAGCTGTAGAGTCTAAGAAGCTCCAGAGAAAGAAGCAGGAGTTCCTTACCAGCATTGCAGCTAAGTCTTTCTTCGAGCAGGGTGGCAACTCACTTCTCGTCGTCAGAGTAACTGATAATGACTTTACTTCAGGTAAGGCTGTTGTCAAGAATGCTGCTGGTGACGATGCATTCACAATCAAGACTGTTTCTCAGGGAGAGTACCTCAATAACTGGGAAGGTGAGAATCAAGACAGGACCGAGACTTCAGAGTCTATCGAGAATGTTATCCGGGAGGATGGTTCCCTTGTTAGTGGATCTCGAGACAACATCCGATGGGAGATCACCGATGTTGATGAGGAGACAGGTACCTTCTCACTCTACGTAAGACGAGGAGATGATCTTGACTACGACAAGAACATTCTTGAGGCTTTCACAGGACTTTCTCTTGATCCTGACAGTTCTAACTTCATTTCACGAAGGATCGGTGATCAGCACCAGGTTCTCGTTGAGAAGGAAGAGACTGATGACGACACAATCACCTACGTCAACGTAGTTGGTAATTATCCTAACGTTTCCCGATACATCTATGTCGAAAACGTAAATGAGATCTACGGCTACTTCCTAGCTGACGGATTTACTCGACAGGGTCAGAAGACAGATGAGAATGGAGACGTTATTCCTCCTGCAGAAAATCCTGAGGACGTAGCTAACCAGCTTCCTGTAACATGTGAAGGAGGTTTCTCTGGAGCAACAGGTAAGCTCTTTACTATAGCAGAAGATGAAGCTAAGGCAGCATTCTTCGAGGATATTGCAGCTCATGCAGAGTCTTCACTCGAGACAACAGTTAAGATTCAGGGTGTTGATGTTGCAAGGTATGATGCAGCTATCGACCTTCTTCGAAACACTGATGAATATGAGATCAACATGATTGCAGCTCCTGGACTTACTGGAGATAATGCACAGGCACAGGTAGATGCTCTCGTATCTCTTGCATCTGAGCGAGGAGACCTTATCGCAGTTGTAGATCTTGTAGGATTTGGTGCTAAGATTCCTGAAGTTAAGCAGATAGCACAGAGAGTCAACAGTAATTACGCTGCAACCTATTGGCCATGGCTCCAGATGTACAGTTCAACTGGTCGACTTGAGTGGGTTCCTGCATCTACCATCATCATGGGTGTCTATACCTTCACTGATCACATTTCAGCTCCTTGGTTTGCACCTGCAGGTATGACTCGAGGTAGTGTTCAGGGTGTTGTACAGCCTGAAAAGAAGCTTCTCAAGCAGCACAGGGATGATCTCTACAAGAAGAACATCAACCCTATTAGCATTCTTCCTGGAAATGGCATCACAATCTACGGTCAGAAGACACTTCAGAAGAAGGCTACTGCTCTTGATCGAGTCAACGTAAGACGACTCATGATTGAGCTTAAGAAGCATGTTAAGGACATGGCTGCTGGTATTCTCTTTGAGCACAACACCAAGGAGATCCGAAACCAGTTCAAGGGTGCTCTTGACAGCTATCTCGAGAGTGTAGTTCAGAGGAGAGGTCTTTATACCTTCAAGACTATTGTCGACGAGGTTAATACTCCTGACGTAATTGACAGGAATGAGTTCCGATGCCAGATCTACGTACAGCCTACCAAGGTCATTGAGTTCATCTACATTGACTTCACTATTACCAACACTGGAGTAGAGTTCAACAACTAATTATTCTAAAGGTTTAGAGAATTATGGCAGTACTAGATACAAACGAAATTTTCTATACAACGTTTGAACCTAAGACCGTTAATAGAGGTATTATCTACATTGATGGTGTACCTGCATTCATGGTACATAAGATGAAGAAACCTAGCTTTACTGTAAACAACCAGGAAATTCATCACATCAATTCGTACTACAACTTTGCAGGTAAGAGAAAGTGGGAGACTGCTAGTATGACAGCTTACGATCCTGTTACTCCTTCAGGAGCACAGGCAATCATGGACTGGGCACGACTTACCTACGAAGCTGTTACAGGTCGAGCAGGTTACATGGACTTCTACAAGAAGGATCTTGTTTACAACGATCTTGGTCCTGTAGGAGACGTTGTATCTGAGTGGATCTACAAAGGTGCTTACGTTACCAAGTTTGATCCAGGTGAGGCTGAATGGGAAGATGAAGGTAAAGCTCAGAACATTCAGTTTGACATTACTTACGACTACGCTATTCTTAACTACTAATACTAGAGAACTATGGCATATCAAGGTAATAACATTGGTACTTCCAAGCTTAGGGGTATTCTTGATCTCTACGTAGGAAACGTAGCAGGATCTCCTTACGCTGGACAGGGAGGAAGTAGGTATTCACTACAGCCAGGAAACGGTGCTCTAGGTGGAGCTAACATTGTTGGAGGTTACGTAGATGACCTTGACGATGGCATCACAGTAGGAAATCACAGTGGTAAGTTCAACTACGAGTATCAGGGTAGGACCTGGGGTCACAACGATATGGAAGTATTCACCAGAATCGTAGAGAAACCAGAACCACCAGTATTCTTTGGATAATCTTAAGAGCCCGGCCTTTCGAGGTCGGGTTTCTTTTTGTAGTTTCAGGAAGTCTTACTATCTATTAAGCACATTAATGGTTAATACTAGTATGACAGAAGAAAACAAGTTTCCTACAGAAGTTGTAGAACTTCCATCACAGGGAAAGCTTTACCCTAAGACATCACCGCTAGCTTCCGGAAAGATTGAGATGCGGTATATGACGGCAGCTGACGAAGACACGCTAACTAACCAGTCCTACATTGAGAAGGGAATCGTAGTTGACAAGCTTCTCCAGAGTTTGATCGTAGATAAAAGTATAGACTACGGTGAACTCTTGGTAGGTGACAAGAATGCTCTCTTGATTGCAGCTCGAATTCTTGGTTACGGTAGTAAGTATGAGTTTGAGTACAGGGGACACAAGGAGGTTGTAGAACTTGCAGAACTTCCCCAGAAGCCGCTTCATCCAGACTTTGTCAAGGCAACATCTAACAACTTTACCTTTGTTTGTCCTGCATCTGGTACAGTTCTTGAGTTCAAGCTCTTGACTCATGCAGACGAACAGGCTATTGAGCAGGAACTCAAGGGTCTCCGAAAAATCAGGAAGGACAATGTACCTGAACTTTCAACCAGGTTGAAGTACATGATTACTTCAGTTGATGGAGTAACAGATCGAAAAGCTGTTCGAGATTTCGTGGACCAGAGGTTCCTAGCACGAGATTCACGGGCTTTTCGAAGGTATGTAGCTGATCTCCAGCCGGATATCGACATGAAGTTCTATCCTGAAGATGGTCCTGAGGAGGGAGTCGATATACCGATTGGGGTTACGTTCCTTTGGCCAGATATTGAGTAGAAATCATGAATATTGACAGGTTTCTTCAGGAACTCCAGGAAAGTCCAGAAGGCCGTCAATTTCTTGGTGTTCAACGACTCAATCTTTTCAAGGAGATTCACGAAATCGTGTTTCACGGCAAGGGAGGTTATGATTTCCACACAGTCTACACACTGCCAATCTGGCTTCGACACTACATCTACAGTGAAATTCGAAAGTACTACAAGGAGGAAGCAGCAGCTATAGAAAAATCAAGTGGAGGTCAAACAATTTCAAAAACTCCCAAAGCTCCACTAGTCCGGAAACCGGATGTAG